CCTTTGTCATCTGCTCCTCAACCTTTTTCTTAGCCGTGAAGAATCTTCCAACCTCTCCGGCCATGTCTTCAACTTCTTTTTTCTTGGCAATAGCTTCCTTTACAACGACAAAGGCGCTGTCCAAGGCTTTAATCGCTAGGATAGCTTCGCCAATCATTACCAATCACCTGTCCAATGTTTTAGCCCAAACTCTTTGTAAAGCTTACGTTTTTCTGTTTCCCAATCTAGCTTCAACGCACCATTTTTATAAATAACAGTATCATAGGGCGGCTTTTCATCATAAACCTTTATAAACCCGCTAGTGCTGGCTTGTTGTTTAATTCTTTCAAAAACCTCTGCCTCTGGGTCTGGATCAATCATTTCTCCACAAAGTGTTTGAGTAACCGCGTGCATATAAGTTTGTGGCCCTAAAAAATAAATATTATCGTGTCCTTCTATTAACCTTTGCACGTACAAAGAAGCCGCATAGTTATACGTTGGGTTTTCAGGTGCTGTCATCATAAAATCATGTGAAAAATCATAATTTCTACATATAGGTAAAACCCACTTATCTCCTTCTTCTAACAAGCTATCAAAGCTAGTATTACAAAAACGATCTATATCCATATAAACACCACCTTCGATAAACAGTTTGACTAAACGCCAAAGGTCTGTTTTCTGGACTATGTGCTTATCTTGGATCAATTCATAATGCTGTGGTTCTAATTGCTCTTTTAAGTAATCATCTACTTCTGCATCATCATAAATAGTAACTTCCCAATTTGGGTTTAGCTCAATAACTTTTTTGACTCCCTCCACCACTAAGGGATTTGTACTTTCAAGAATACTCTTGTCTTTCCACGACATATGTACTGTTTTAGGAATCATTAGCTTTTAAATTTTTTCATATTTTCAAATCATCGTTGCGGGTAGTGCTTCGGCCTTCTAGTGGCCTCCCTTTAATGGTCGTATCTAATTTATCGCCATCCCATTTGTTGTAGGCATAAACACCCATTTGATGAATAGGAAATAAATCAGCTCTTAATAAAATGTCTAACGGCCCTGTAAGCCCATATTTAATAACGTAAGCCAACATACTTTTAGCTACCGCAGGGTCAATAGCGTAGGCATGAGCGCGACAAATAAAATGATAATTTGGGCCTTCACTTGCATGAGGAGGAGTTGGTAACACATCCCACCCCTGTTGTACTTGTTCATGGCTTCCTAAATAACAAATAGAGTTATAAACAGCGTGTTTGGTATAGGGCTTCACCATTATGCTGTCATGCTCCAAGACCACCAAAGGCTTATCTTCTGTTACACATTTTGCCCATAACGAAATATGGGAAAGAGCGCAAGCAACTTCTCCTCTTGTCATGTAATGGTCTATGATTTTAACGCAATCCATAATCGGGTTATGGTGATCCGGTGCTTGTATTTCACCGTCAATGCCATTGTAAGCATCCCAATATTTGTATTGTTGTCCTACCTGTTCACAAGAAGCTGCACAATTTTTAGCCTTACACTCAGAGTCTTCAAGTCCTTTGACTCGAATAATATACGCTGAATCTACTTCTAAATTGTAAGAGAAAAAAAGATTCACTATAAACCATCCACATCATCATGTGTTTCGGCAGCATTAATAACATCTATACGGGATTCATAAGTTGCTTGTGCGGTGGCTACGGCTGAAGCGTCATACTGAGTTGTAGGGTAGTTATCTATTTCTTTTGCTAACTCTCTTCTTACTACTATTTCAAAATCAGCGTTTGCTGAAGCAACTAAACTGCCTTTACGTTCACCAACTGTAAGCTCTCTTTTGGCCCACACAATTTGTGCTGGAGTAGCCTCAAGGTCAAAAGAATGTGTTGTAAACATTTCTCGGTTAGCAACAAGGTCTGGAAAAACCTCTACTGCTTCACGCCAACCTTCTTGATTACTAGGCGGCGTGGTGTCCCAAACTTCTTTCACTTGGCCGTCTACAACCTGAATCCAATATCCTGTTTTTGTAACCATGTGTATCTCCTAAATTTTCTTTTACTCTTTCAAAAGGCTCATCCCAATTTCCATAAGTCGTTTGCCTAAACAAAGTAACACTGTCGTACCACTCTGACTTATTTCCCGGTTTTGCCCACAAATAATAAGGAAGAATAGGGACTAGTATCCAAGTATCTACCCCCATTGCCGCTGATAAGTGAGCTACAGAAGTACATGAGGTAATTACTAAATCACAGGTTGCAATGGCGTGTTGAGTGTCGCCCCAATGTTGAAGTGGAACTTCCTTTACCCATTCTGGTTTATGCTGCGAACCTTCGTCACGTTGTAAAGATATAAAATCTGCCTCTATATCTTTTACTGCATCAAACAACTTACTGCTTGGAAATAACCTATGCTGCTCATGTTCAAACTTTGGATTGCCTTGCCATCTAAGCCCTATTCGTAATTTTTTATTTAGAGGAGTTAGCAGCTTAGAAATATAAGGTGACCCATTAACATCGGCATACTGTAGCTCAAGAGGTATCACGGCAGACATAGCAGGAACCCAAAAATCATGTACAACACCACCCGCAGCTCCCGTTACAACCACGGCACTAACACTGGGAATATCTCGAAAAAGATTTGTTAACTCTGGAGAGCAAGCCACAATCACATCGCAACCTTTATTTACAATGTAGCGCACCATTCCTGCACCATGAATCTGATCGCCTAAACCACCTTCAAGGTTAAGCAAGACTGTGCCTTTGCTTTTTCCATCCCAAAGAGGCACTGGCGAACCGGGATTAGGGTTACCAAATACGGCTTCGTTCCTACCCCGTACAAGAAGGCGGTGTCCGTCTAAAAGTTTTCCTTTGCGTAACTCATACCATGCACGATTAAAAGCAGCTCGGTCACTACGTGGTTCTTCACGACCAAGTTCGTCTCCTAGTTTTGCTGCCTCATCTAAATTACCAAGCANCCCTGCCGCTAACATCATGTCTAACTTATGTATAGGAAGACGCGAACTTGTCTCACCTTGCCAAAAAACGAGGTTGGACAAAATACTCTGTACAGATGTTGTAAAACATCTTGTGCGGAAGGAACAATAGCTTGTTTTAATTGTTTACGGACATCATGTAGTCCTTTAATGCCCCAGACTTCTTCGTCTTTTTCGTGGAGGCCAGTAGCATCAATATTTTTGGTGTCGTAGGTATAGGGAGAAAGTTCTAAAAAACGCTCTACCCCTCGTAAAGTTTCTTCTGGATTATTGTTTAACTCATCGTAATCCACATAATAGATATGCTCTCTCATCCAATGATGAGCTTTTAACTAAATTTACATAAGATTCTTGAATATGCTTAACGTAGGGAGATTCTCGTAAAAAAGAAGAAAGCTCATTAGGTTTTGCAATGCGTACCATAGACGCTACACAATCTTCTACATTGCGAACAGTAGCAATAATTTTGGGTGAGTACCCTAAAGAAGATTTCATTGTATTAATGTTTTGAGGTTTTACCCATCCTCTGTTTTTATCTAAAACAATCTTTTTTTCTACAACTCCATACTTAGCTTCGCACACGGCTTTGACTACATCGTGAACTTCTTGGTCGGAAGCAGCTTTTAAACTAGCTTTTTCATTTTCTTCCCATCCTTGTAGCATCCCCACTAAAATCCCTAATAGCCCAGACGTTGCGGTAGTATGTAACTCAGGATGTTGTTTTAAGAGTGCAGCAAGTACGGTAGAACCCGACCGAGGTAGTCCTGCTAAGAAGTGGAGCTTTTCCATACTTTATGCTCTACCTCCCATAGCGGTAGCACTACCACTTGAACCTAGATGTATAGCCGTCCAATCCGTTTGAGAGCCTATTTGAACAGGAGAAGAACGCTTAACAACATCACCTACTCCCGTTTGACCTATCCAATTAGCTCCCCATGCCCATATAGTTCCATCGGTTTTTTTCGCAAGAGTTATACCGTTTCCGGGCCTAATGTCTTCCCAAGTAGTTAGCGCACCCACTTGCTGAAAGGTGGTCTGATTGGGGGTCGTCACATTGCGCCCAAGTTCTCCATTATTGTTTCTACCTGCCATATACAATTTACCAGCGTCAATGGCTCCTGAAGTTTGATAACCTGCGCCACAAGCCGTCCAACCCGTACTTGAACCTACTTGGTTAGGACTATTCGTATTACCTGTACCACCATTCCCCAACTGCCCATAATTATTATTTCCCCAAGTCCATAAAGTGCCATCTGTTTTAACATGTATTTGGTGATTTTCACCGCCGCTAGCTCCTTTTAGCCAGTTGGTTAAAGAGCCAATTTGTACAGGGGATGATTTATTTGGCGTGTCTGTGCTATTACCTAAACCTCCTTGAGAAGCTATCCCCCACGTCCACAGAGTGCCATCTGTTTTGACTGCTTGAACCGCCGCGTAACCCCCTCCAGTAGTCCAAGCCCACGTTGTAAGCGACCCAATTTGCACAGGAGATGAATATTTTGAGTAGCCAGAGCCAGTGTTTACTCCAACCGCTCCGTAATCATTCTCTCCCCAACCCCAAAGCGATCCATCTTTTTTAATGACGTGACAAGTAACGCCTTCTTGCATTAGAACTCCACCCGTCCAATTAGTTAAAGAACCAATTTGGATAGGAGAAGAAGTATTAAGTGCTCCATTGTTCCAAGCACCAAATCGGTTATCTCCACAGTTATACAGATGACCACTTGAACGAGTTCCAACAAAGTTATAACTACCTGAAAATTGAAGCCAATCTGTTTCAGAACCTAATTGAATAGGAGAAGAGTTGTAAGCCGCAGAACCCCCTAAATTTCTTCCTCCTGCTCCGTTATAGCTACCACCCCAAACATAAAGACTAGAAGGCGTAGCGCCTGAAGCTAACGCAAAGTTGCCCAGCATCATTAAAGTTATTCCAGACATAAGTAGTTACCCTTATATATTTCCAGTAATGACACACACGGTTGCGCTAATAAATAAAATAGTGGCAACCCCTCTCGTGGCTAAAGTTGCCGTAGCAATATCAGCGTCCTCACCTGCTTTGTAAGCAGTAGTGATTGTACAAGTTATGGTCACATCACCTGTGGTGTTATTAAAAATAGAAATTACATCGCCTTCTGCAAAAACAGAGTTAGGTATTACAATAGAGCCGCTACTACCAACTTGAACATATTTGCCAACATCTCCCACAGCTAACGTGTAGGCTGTTGTCTTTGTTCCTACAGCAGGAGCGTTTCTAAAGCCAACCTCATCTGTACCATCTGCGGTACAACTTTGAAGGTTACCCGAGTTAGGTGTTCCTAAAACAGGTGTTACAAACGTAGGAGTATTAGCAAACACTAAAGCACCAGAACCAGTTTCATCTGTTACAGCACTAGCTAGATTTGCACTAGAAGGTGTGCCTATCCACGTTGCTACTCCTGAACCAAAAGATGTAATTCCAGTACCGCCATTTGCTACAGGAAGCGTTCCTGTTATCTGAGAAGTTAAGTCAACACTACCTAATGTTCCACCTAATGTAAGGTTTCCCGAACTGGTGACCGTACCCGATAAAGTAATGCCGTTAACCGTTCCGGTGCCCGCTACCGAAGTAACCGTCCCTGGAAAATTGTTAATATACTCTAAAGCATCTTTTACTGCCCCTCCTGCCCCTGCCCCGTCTGTATAAACAACTTTAGACTTGGCCGTAGGAATAGTAACGGTGCTACCCGAACCTTGTTTTATAGTAATGGACTGCCCACCGCTCGTGGCGTTTTCGATAATCCATACTTTTGAAACAGTATTAGGAGCCAGAGTTACTTCACGAGTCGTACTTAGACTTACCCCAGAGGTTATTTTTAAATAAAACGCTCTGGTGGCATCAGACGCACCATCAGCCATCGTTAAAGTAGTATTGGCATCTGACGCCATCGCCTTTGTGCCGTAACCTAGACCTTGTCCCACTAGCTCAAGGTTGGTGTTTGTAGATGTACCCCATGTGCCACTTTCTGCGCCAGTGGCAATCTCTTTCAATCTTAAATTATTAACATAAGTTGCCATTTTAAATCCTCGTTATGCTGCCATTGGAACCCAATTTGGTGTTTGTGACGGTTGTATTTCTATCCACATTGAAGTGCCGCCGACCGCCCCAGTTGCCTCCACTCCAGTTAAAATTGTCGTAATATCCGTAACCTGAGTTACTGTGCCTACGCTACACGTTGCGGATGTACCCGTTACATTAACAATAACCGGAATACTAGCCGTTGCTGCATTTAAAAACCCTGTTGCAGATACCCCAGTAAGCGTAACACTGGATGTGCCTGTTGTCGTTACAGAGCCAACCGCTGTGGTGGCTTCTACTCCCGTTACATTAGCGGTTCCCTGTGCAAAAACTGTAACCGATCCTATTGCTGTGGTGGCTTCTGATCCAGCGTTAGAATTACCCCATCCAGCATCGCCCCAATCTCCAATACCCCAACCTTCAAGAGGCACTGTAACCGGAATGCTACCGGTAGCCGACCCCACTGCGGAAGTAGCGGCCACTCCCGTTAAATTGATGGTGACGTGGTAAACCACGGCCACCGAAACACTTCCTACAGCGGAAGTAGCTTCTACTCCGCCGACTGTTACACTGGAGTCACCCGAAACAGTAACCGCACCTATACTGGTTGTTCCTACAACTCCCGCCGAGGTTTCTCCCCAACCATAGGAGGGCGATCCCCAGCTAGAAACGCCCCATCCTTCTAAAGAGATGGTTACGTCTGCCATCTTAGGCTATCCTAATCAACGCCGAACTAGAGTTAAACGTAGGCATTACCACAGCAAAATCCCCAGAACTTGACGATTTATCTGAACCAAAGTCTAAAACAACCAAAGAAGGGTCACCCGCCGCCGTATCATTGTAAATTAACGCTCCCCTTGCGGTTATAGTAGACGATCCCCAAGTCTGATCTCCAAACTCAGCAAAGGCTGTGGTTCCACTTGCACTTGGGTTTACGTTAGTTAAATCTTTTCCAGGCGCACTGTACCCTGTGCCCGAAACTTCGTTTGAAGCAGTATAAGCAGTAGTGCTTGCGTTTAAAGTGGCACTGTTAGTGTACAAAGCCATTTTAAAAGTGTTGCCCCCGCTTTTTAAATTGTGTACTCCTTCCATAAGCTCTTGCTTAAAACTTGTACACATATAATTTCCACTAAAAGCCATATCATAATCTCCTAATCAGTTCGGCTAGTTTGGGTTCTCCAGCATCGTTTAACGCATTATAAATCGTAGTTCTATCGCTTTGAATCGCTTCTTTTATGTAATGAGCAATAACGCCTTCTATGTTGCCTTTAAAAGCGTGAGCTTGCTGTTGCAACACAGGGTTAGCTTGATCTGAAATGCTAATAATTCTATCTACGCACCGAGAGGCCACTTCTTCTAGGAGTAAATCCCCGATTCTCAGTAGTGTGTACCATTACATCTCCAACAGACAAAGATAAACCATTCGTTATCATGTTTTCTCCCGTATGACCATCCCAGTTCGGTATTCATCAGTGACTTCTTTAGCTTCACCGAATTGTTTAAGCGCAACTAACGATTCAGAGTAGCGTTGCTCATATTCTTGCATTAAAGTGGGATCACCTTTCATATAAATATAAGCTTCTATTAAACAACCGTACAACAAAGTTAACTCGGCATTCTGACTCAACCACGTCTCCCCGCTTCCGGCTCCCGCCGTCAAGCTAGTTGGACGATAATAATAATGCAGTTCGACAGCGTAAGAGCTGTTAGGCGTTGGCCCTAAAATAAACGAATTAGAATCAAAACTAGCATAATAACGAGGATTTCCCGTAACAGTTCTATCGGGATTAAATTCTTGTATAAAATTTACGCTTTTAAAATCTAAAAATTGTTTGTCGTCACTGCTGTCGGTAAAAGACAAAGAAAACGGTGACAAAAAATCAGTGGGCATAATCAAAAACTCATCATTTTGTGTCATATTTCCAGTAGAGTTTTTACGAAATAAAGTTAATTGAACCGTCTTTAAAATACGTTCTTCAGCCAACCGTATAAACACGGGCAGATTAGTCACAAAAGACGTTTCCGTGTTTTGTGTGTAATCCTGTATCGCTGTCTTTAACTGATCGTATGTAAATGCCATTATTTTTTCTTCTTAGGAAACCCTTTTTGCATATTTTTGTAAGCTTTAGGGCTGATTGTACTTTTCTTTTTGGTACGACTAGTCCCCGCTTTCTTTCTAGCATTAATGTTCGCGTATAATCCTTTTTTAGCCATAAGCATTAAGGCGTATTTGCCTGTCCTCCCATACCTGAGTGATTAGAACAATAATAGTATAAAGTAGGCGCACCGATCGCTACCTCTATTTGGGTATAAGCACCAGCAGTCCCCGGCGTCCCGTTAGTTGTGACACCTGTTGTGTACTCAGAACCTCCTCCCCAAGTACCGTCGCTTATTGTTGAGAAACGCAACGGGTGAGTCGGAGAACCATTAGAAGAATCCGATTGATCAAACCTATATATAG